CTAGAGCCATTCAATAGTAACTTGTTCATCGTCGATATAAATCTTATTAATTAGTGATTTTAAATAAAGTTGCTTTTCTCTGAACTCTAAAGAGTTAAAATCAACTGTTGCTAAATCAGCTAAATTTTCTTGTATCTTTTTATTTTTCTTCAATTCTTCGTTAGCTTCTATTTGTGCTTCATAATAATTAATTTGAGCATCTATATCAGACATCATAGCATCAAGTTCTGAAACTTCGTAAGAACCGCTGATATATAAATCAAAAAGCCGCTTCTTTTTTGTGTGTTCTATTTTAAGTTTTTCATTTAAGCTATCTAATTCATCTTCTTTATCTACATTCCTAGAAGCGAAACTATAGTTATTCACGCGATCAATAATTAATTCCTCGAGTTTGTCAGCTCTCCAAATTTTATTTCCGCATTTTTCTAGTTCATGAGTATGTTTGTAAGTCTTGCAACTATAATATCTATAATGATATTTTTTTCCGCGGGATACAGTATCTTTTCTCCTATGAACAAACCCTAGTCCACATTTTCCGCACACTACCAAATTATTTAGCAACGATGCTGAATCTCTATTCATATTCGGATTCTTACCCATGCGAGAAAATATTTCTTGAACTCGATAAAATTGTTCCTCTGAAATAATAGGCTCATGAACACCTTTTGTATGCACTTTATCCGCATAAGATACATAGCCACAGTATAAATCATTAGTCAGCCAATTGTTGTAACTGCTATATGATTTCACTTTGAATCCTATTTTTTTTAGTCTCTTCTGTAAAGTTGTAATGCTTTTTTCTTCCTCAAAAATATCATAAATCATTTGTAATTGTTTTGCTTCTTCTTCATTAATATATAATTTAGTGTCTATAACGTCATAGCCAAATGTTCGTCCTTTGGCTGTTGTAAGAGGAAGCCCTGCTTCAATACGCTTAATTTTCCCCATAACCATGCGATCTCGTATTGTTTCGCGTTCTAATTGTGCGAACACGGACAATATACCAATCATTGCACGACCGAAAGGAGAACTTGTATCAAGCGTTTCAGATAAACTAACAAACTCTACATTGTTTTTTAAGAAGTATTCTTCAATAAGCGTTATCGTATCTCTTTGCGAGCGGGATAGTCTGTCTAATCGATATACGACTACAGCATCAATTTCATGTAATTTACTTAGCATTTCATTTAGTGCGGGACGATTCATATTTGAGCCGGAGTATCCGCCGTCAATGAAAATATCGTATACGTCCCAGTCCTTCGAGCGGCACAAGGCTGTTAGCTTTTCAGTTTGAGCTTGTATAGAGTAATTCTCTATTTGTTCTTGAGTAGATACGCGTATATAAATAGCTGCCTTCATTTCCGTTCTCCTTTCGCACATACGTTCTTTTTTTGGTAAAAAGAAAAGCCCGGAGGCTTTAATTAGTTTATTGATATTATTCCAAGTCAAGCGCTATTTGTTGTGCACCTTTCAGGTGTTCTAAAACTTTAGTTACAACAAATTCACTTTTCAAACCATTGCTTGTAAGTTGTTGGTTGTTTTGTAGAATTACTCTTAGTGTATCTGTAGAACCAAATTGCTGTTGGTTTTTTTCGACCGCTGCTATAAATTCCTCGTCTTCTATCGAAGCGAAAAATTGATTGGTTCCATCCGAAAATTTCCATTTCCCGTGTTCAAAAGCTACATTTATAATTTGAAGATACACTTCAGATATAGTTGGTTCTAACTCTTTATTTTTAGTCTGCGGGACTTCGAATAAAGAATAATCTTCTTTAAGAATAGTATAAGTCTCTTCTTTGGAATGGTAATAGTCTATTCCTTCAATACCTTCATTTTCTAATGGTTGGACAAATTTACGAACACTTTTTCTAAATGTAATACTTTTACAAGACTCTACGACTTCATTCGGGACAGTAATAGAACTATTATCATCAAATGTAAGGGTTGTATGTCCATCTTTATTCTCATCTTGATTAGTCATTTTATGGGATTTTAATTTTTTTATGAGGGGGATGGCTGCTAAAAAAATACTTACATAAGATGCTAAATTCAGTACTGCTTCATTCTCTTTATTAGTCAATAAGCTAATAGCTTGATTTAATAGATCTTTTCCATTTGATAAGAGTAAATCTACTATAAAAGATCCTTCACTTGTGGCTTTAATATCTAATGAAAGTTCTGGTTCATTGGGATTTGATATTTTTTGAATTTCGTGAAATGATTCTGATAAAGCAAGTAAGGAAGGAGCTAAATCTTTTATAGGTATTCTGCCATCTTCTAAAGCATTTCCGTAATATCTTATCGAAAAATCATACTTTGCCATTTTACTCCCTTCTTTTAAAAAAATTTTCAATTGTTGTTTCAATCTATTTACTATATCTTAGCATAATTCTTAGCAAAGAGGGTAAAAATCTGCAGAGAAATAAGCAAAAAAACAAGCTTATAACTTACTTTGTTAATGAAATTAAACAAAAATCAGCAGAAAAACTGCAGAAAAATGCGGAAAGGTAAAAAGAAAAGCCCGGAGGCTTTCTTTAGTTATATGTTTTTTAAACCATAAGGCATCATTTCTTTTGCTTTAGAGTTTAAATTTCTTTTCTTATTAAGCTCTTTTTTATATAAATCAAAGTCTTTTTGAACGTACGCAAGTTTGCTGGCGAGGTCATATGCTTTGTTAGAGTATTTTTTTAGATTATTTTGATCTAATATTATAGTTTTATTGTATGTTCCACTATCCATTAATAAGGAATATAGTTTGTCTAGCTCTTTATTATCGATCGATGATATATCAAAAGATTTGTTACTTGTTTCTTTAGCGTATTCAAAAACTGCTTTTTCTTCTTTTGATAATCCCTTACCCCATTCAGATGTATAAACCTGTGTGTACCATACTGTAAATCCAATTCCGATAATAATCAATAAACAAATTAACCAAAACCACCATTTTTTTATAATAGACATATTGTATCTCCTTTATTCCCCATATCCTAAATTGTTCATTTGCTCTATATAATTAGTTTTAGCATCATTGTAATTATCTGAGAAGGTATTAAAATTCCCAGAAGGTTCTTTGGCTAAATTAACAAACTTCATAAGTGATTTATAGTAAGAATCTACTTCATTAAACTCGCTTTCGGTTTCTGATGTCACATTATTTTTAAGATCATTATATTCGTCTTTCACTGTATCTATGCTAGTTTCTAAATTAGATTCAGTGCCATCAAATATATTTTTTGTATTTTGCGCCTGTAGAGCTTTGTTGAAATCTGTGTAGGTTTTACCATCTATTTTGACACTTTCATTATAGATTGTGTCACTCCATACATTATAGTATTTATTTCCAATTGTTTCCGCATCAGAAGCAAGAGAAGTAGAGTCATCCTTAAATGATTTAATAGTATCTTTAAATATTATTTTCTTTTTTTGTTTATCCTCTTTTTCTTTCTTAGCGGCAGCTATTTTCGCATCATGCTCTTTCTTTATTTGCACCTGATTATAAATAAAAAAAGATGCGCCAGCTATAATTAAAACTAAAATAAGCGATCCAACAATATATACTACCTTTTTTGGTATAGTCATTCTCTCGTTCTCCCTTTATATTTTATTTTCCTTTGAGCTTCATATTAGTTTTATCAAAAGCACTACTTCCAGCCATCTTTGTCTCGTCCTCATATCTTAGCTCAACCATAGGCTTCTGATTGTTATCTCCGCCAAAGAGCGTACCTAGAGCACGTTGCTGTATTTCGCTTCCTAAATAATCAACATTTTTTTGTTTAGTTGCTTCATCTTGATATTTTAAATCTTGAGATACGTACGCAATTAACATATCATATTCATTTTCAAATGGAACCACTTTTATTAGTACCCCGCTCGAATCAGAAATCAAGCGATCAATTGACTCATTAAATAACTCTATACTATCTGATGTAATTTTAGAGGGTGTAGATACATCATCTTGAGCAGGTTCTTCTTCTTGCTCGTCCTCGGCAGCGTCTTCTTGAGCGGGTTTTTCCGTTTGCTCATCTTGGACAGTATTCTTTTTTTGCTCATTTGCTGTAGTTTCTTCTGGATTATTAATAACATAGTTATACATCTGTACAACTCTTATTAGTGAAAAGGTGATTAGAAATATAGCGGATATAGTCAATATTATTGTGTATTTTCGTCTGTTTTCATTTTTAACAACTTTTACTATCCCGAATATTAAGGAAGCTAGTGCCACCAAGTATATTATTACCCAAAAGCTGTAAAATAAAATAACTAAAAATAATATAGCAAGAGCCCAAAACCACCATTTTTTTAACAAGTAACTATACTTACTCATCCCGTTATCTCCTTTTTATAAAAACATAATTATTAAAATTACTATGACAGGAATAGTTATCAACAATGTCATTAAACAACCACATCCTGACATTAATTTACCAGATTCTTCCATAAAAGCGCCGACTTTTTGCGCTTTTTCGTTGTTGCTTGTTTGATAAGTTATTGGAGATAAACAGCCAGGACATTCAGTTTCCCTGTTATCTAATGCATGGCCGCAATTCGGACAATACATTTTTCCATCTCCCTTTTTATATGTACCAATCTGCGGCCGCAAACTGGTTACATAGTTATATTTTATTCAAAAGTCTTGCGACGTCTTCCAATTTATCGCTTTGACTTAATCTACTATCAATAACTATGAAAATTTCTTTTCTAAAAGTGAATGAACAAGAAGTAAATTCGTGTTCTAGTATCACTACATCATGTTGCATGTTCAGTTCATCTAGTTTTTTCATGTATTTATACCCCGTTGTTTTTATTGCAACGTTGCACTTATATTATACATAATTTTCGTGGAATATATCACGTTTTCACACAATGTTAATAATTAACTTCAATAACAAGTAATTAAGTTACAAGTCAAGTGATTTGAGAGTAAAAAAATTACATGTTACTTCTTTTTTTGTTGTTCGTAATATTCTATAAATGTTTTGACCGCTTTAACAGCCTCTTCGTCATCCATGACACGTGCAGCAACTGCTTTGAAGTCCGGATTCTCTTCTACAAACTTTGCCACGTCAGCATCATTCTTCGCTGCAATATCTGTGGTGTCTATTTCTCTTTCATCTACATGTTCTTTTCTTTTTTCTTCTATATAAGCGAGAATTTCCTCCATTTCCTCTTCTGTTGCGTTAGAATCTATATGAGCCGCAATTGTATCAGCAATATCGTTTTGTTTTGAACGTCCTAATAAGTAATCTGCAGAAACATCGAAATAGTTAGCAATCGCTTCTAGCTCGTGAGCTCTAATATCTCTTTCGCCAGATTCTATTCTGTTCATTACGCTTTTATTAATCCCGATACGATTAGCCAATTCGCGTTGAGAGATATTTCTCTTTTCCCTAAGATTGATAATCATTTCATTGACTTTCATATTTACCACCTTTTACTTTTAATAATATTAAGATAACACATTGCTAAAACAGAAATACAAAAATTGCTAAAATAGAACTTGACATTTCTATTTTAGCAACGTATACTAAGTTTATAAAGATTGCTGAAACAGAAACGGAGGTGATTTTATGCAAGTTGAAATTGATTTAAAATATATCAGAGAAAAAAGAGAATCTCTTGGATTTTCTCAAAAAGATATGGCTATAAAGTTAGGATTTAAGAATGCATCCACATATTTAAAATATGAAACAGGAGAGTATAAAATTAAAGCAGAAATGTTGCCTCTTTTGGCAAAGATACTAAAATGCAATATAGCGAATTTTTTTACCAAAAACGTTGCTAAAACAGAAACGAAAGATTTTGCGAAAATAGGAGGCTAGAAAATGAAAAAAATTGCATTTACAAACTCTTTCCTAACCAAGAGAAATAGAAAAGAGTCTGTACTTACCATTGAATTGAGTATAACTGGAGAAAATTATAGTGATTTAAGTATTTTGCCGGAACTTTATTCAGAAATTAATTCATTAGTTAATAGATTATCGGAAAAAACTAACGGCGATTTGGGCAAAAGAAAATAGGAGGCTAGAACATGAGTAACGAAGAGTTAACTTTGTCAATCAAAACTAGTCAAAGAGAAGATGGGTCTGCATATAATGCCATTCAACTTGGTGACTGGAAAGTAGGACGATTTGTAACAGGTGTTCATTTAGAAATACTAGGCGGTAAACGACCAAAGTTAATTATTGAATGCTATCCAGAAAGAATAGATGTGGATGGTTTAGAAGTAGAGGCTTTTTTAAAACAAATAGAGGAGGAAGAAAAATGAATAACATCAAACAAGCAATTATTAAATTAGAAACAATTTTAGAAAATGGTAATGAAAAAGAGAATAGATTATTCGTTAAGTACAACACTATAAAAAACATTTTAGATTTACTTGAAAAAGATCAAGAGCTAAAAATCATCGAAATGGAAGTAGAGCTGAATGGAGTAGAGGATTCCATAGAAAACGCCGCTTTGTTAGAAAAGAGATTAAGTGAAGCCAAATCTTTGGTGGAAGACTTGGCTAACACTATAAACTCGTTAGAAATTAAGGTGAAGTGAAGCTTTTCCAAAAAGAATAGGAGGTTAAAAAATGAAGGACTTTGAAATGATGGAAGCAATTAAACAAAAACGGCTTGAATGTAAATTAGTAATTTTGGAAAATTTTGAATCGAGTTTTAAAGAAGCCCTCAATAAGGGAGATTCCGCCATGGTGTCGGCTTTAGCGGAATCATTGAAAACAGTTATTAAATAGTGAACTCAATGTAAAGGACATCATTTGAGTTCATTAGAAAAACTTTCGATAAATCGTTTTCTAACTCGTTTGCACCCTTATAAATGATTTTGTAAGTTTTATCGGCTTCTAAATAAAAATCATTTAAATCAAAACTTTTGTTATCTGGAAAAGATGTAATGCTTATAACGCCCATTAGAGCAATGGGCTGGTCATCAGAGATACCTTTGAACATTATATCCATGCGATTTTTCACAAATTCCACCTCCCTTCACAAAAACTATAGCACTGTGAAAGGGCGAACAGAAAGGAGAACAAAATGTCAAATTTACAAGTAATTGCAAATGATATGTTGCCAGTTTTAGAAAATGAAAAAGGCGAGAAATTTGTAAATGCACGGGAACTACATCAAAGCTTGCAAGTTGGAAAAAAATTCACTACTTGGATTACTGACAAGCTTAGTAATTATGGATTTTCAAAGGATGAAGACTATTTCCCAATTTTGGGAGAAAGTACATTCGGTAGACCCAGAACAGAATACTTATTAACTTTAGACACTGCTAAAGAATTAGCAATGGTACAAAACAATGAAATGGGTCGAGCAATTAGAAAATACTTTATTGAAGTAGAAAAACAAGCGAGGAAATTAGCAACTGAATATCCAACATTTTCATACATGATAGACGACCCAGTCGCTAGGGCTAAAAAATGGATTGAGGAGCAACAAGAGAAGCAAGAAGCATTAAATCAAATTGAGGAACAAAAACCGAAAGTGATTTTTGCAGATGCTGTACAAACGAGCGAGAATACAGTTTTAGTAAAAGACTTAGCGACAATCCTTAAACAAAATGGCTTAGATATTGGGCAAAACAGGCTTTTTGAATGGCTAAGAGGAAGCGGATATTTGCTAAATAAAGGGACTTATTATAACAAGCCATCGCAAAAGGCAATGAACTTGGGATTATTCGAGCAAAAAACGCATATTCATACAGATAGGAATGGATTAATGGTGACAACATACACGCCGAGAGTGACCGGCAAAGGGCAAGTTTACCTATTAAACAAACTACTTGAAGAACATGGTTTAGTTTTAAGCTAAGCACCGCCTACCACAACGGTGCTTACAGACAACTTAGTCACTGGGGAGCGACTAACAATAGTATATAACGATAAGTTGTTAATTAGTCGCAAAAAAATATACAAAAGAGGGATTGAGATATTGTGTTTCAAAAATCAGTAACAGCAAGTCAAGCGATGCAAGTTTTAGCAGAAACTCGCACACAAAAAGAGCTAGCAATAGACAGTTATGTAACGCCAGCACTGATAAGCAATCAAACGAAAGGGAAACGAACGGTTTCACTTGAACAAGCGGAACAGTTAATTGATAGCTACAACGAACCAGAAAGCACTTTTATGTTTGCGCATGAATTTAGTAATGGAATGATACCACCGCTTTTAGACGGACTAGACGGGCATCACATGACGTTAACGGCTTGTTTCGAAGCAGAAGTAACAGAATCAATAAAAGCGCTAAAACAAGGCTTAGAAGCTATGTCATTCACTTTGAAAAGAGGTGATGTGAATCAGCGAGAAGCAGCAAAAAAAGCGATTTCGGAGATAACAGACGTTATAGCGGCGGGATTAACGCTAAATACAAGCATCGCAAAAACTTTCAATATCGACTTGCAACAAGTATTAACTAAACGTGATCAATATTATAAGAAATCTGGATTAGTAAGGAGTTGTGAAAAATGAACAAAGTACTTGTATCAGCTAACTACGAGGGTTATGAATCAAAAAATATTAATTTCGCGGAATTAAATAATATCGTTAAAGGCCGATTTGAAAATATGGACCAAAAAGAACGAAAAAAAAGAGCAGATAAATTTAATCAAAAATTTGAAGTGACTAAAAATTTAGTAGATGGACGTTTACGCGAAATTATTGTGCCAAGGCGCGCACTATGAAAAATCAAATGTTATACAGCATCTTAGTCATAATAGCAGCGGCATTAGCATTAATAAACTTATGTAATTTGATTTTAATTCTAATTTTAATTTAGGGGGCTACAACAATGGCGGAGCGAATTTTTCGTAAAAAGACGATTTTCGGGAATAGCGAGATTTTCATTGACGACAGAACGAAAATGATAGCTAATCCGGCTTTCAGACAGAGAATAGCTTTAATTGAAACAGGTTGCGAGAAAATGACGGATTATATCGAAGAATTGAAGTTAAAAGGCTATGAGGAGGTCACAAGATAATGGATGTTTTTGCAGTAATGATTTTAGTTTCATTCATGTCTGTAATCGCAGGCTACTGGCTGAGAGGAAGTGATAAACGTGGTTGAAAACCCGCTTGTGGTTGATGATCTTTGGAACGACGATTTTAGACATTAAAAAAGCACGCATAGCAGTGCGCGCTTAAGGGATTTGAGATATTACCTTAAGAAAATTATACCTCAGGTCCATTAAAAAATCAATGGAGGTAACATATATGAAAATCGTATTTAAACAACTTACTTTAAAAAATTTCAAGAATCATAAAAATTTAGTAGTGGACTATGAACAAGTAACACAAATTAGTGGCAAAAACGGCTTCGGTAAAACAAGCATCGGCGAAGCAGTAACATGGCTTCTTTATGGCACAGATTTGTTAGGAACAAAGATTGAACCACAGCCGCTCGGAACGGAAGAAGAGGTGCATGTTTCGCTATTAATAAACGCAGATGGAAAAGATTTGTTACTAACTAAAAAGCAAAAGAAAACGGCTAAATATGCAATTAATGAAGTTCCTCGAAAAGCAACTGAATTTGCTGATATGATTGACTCTTTATTTGAAAAAAATCTATTTTACTCACTATATAGTCCCGGATATTTCTTTTCTCAACATTGGCAAACACAGCGAGAGCAGTTACTTTCTTATGTGACTGAACCCGGTGAAAAAGAAGTTTTAGAAGAAATGAACGAGATTGATAGAACACTTCTTTCTACAGAGCTTAATAAGCATCTTTTAGACGATTTAGAAGCGGTGAATAGAGAAACATTCAAAAACTCTGATAAACAGTATGAGCGTGCTTCTGAACGAGTATTGACCCTTAAAGAACAACTATCAAATGCTAGCGAAGTAAACATAGATATCCAAGAGATTACAGAGCAAAAGGATGCTTTAATCGCAGAAAGAGCATCAATTGAATCGGAAGAAGATAAAAATGTGCAATTACGAATTGATTATGCAGATGCGGAACAAAAAATAAATGCGCTAAAAGAAAGGATTCTTAGAAAAAGAGAAGAAGCATTAAATGTGCGAGAACAAAAAATAGAAAAAAACTGTGAATATTGTGGACAAGCCTTACAAGGTGATTCCATCGAACATGCAATTCAACATCAAAAAGAACATTATAACAGACTTGTAACAGCAGGAAAAATAATGGTTGAAGAATTAGAAGCATCAAAAGAGCGTTTAGCAAAATTAGAAAACCCAGAGAAAAACTTTGATCGTGAAAAATACAAAGAAATAGACGTAAAAGTTTTAGAGCTAAGTAGTTATATTCAATCAGTCGGACAAGTTGAAAAGTTAAAAAAACAAATTGCTGAGTCAGAACTTGAACAGCAACGAATCAGAAAACAACGAAATAAATCACAATCAATCATTGAAGCCATAAAAAGATTTAAAGCTAAAAGAAGCGATCTGATGGTTGAAAAAGTGAATGGGTTGTTCGAAAACATCACGATTAAGTTATATGAAGTGCTAAAAAATGGTACAGAAAAGCCAACGTTCGAAGTGGAGTGGCAACAAAAGCCCTATAGCAAATTATCTACTGCTGAAAAAATTATCGCAGGCATCGAGTTTGCAAACGCTTTAAGCCTAAAAGCTGAAACTATTGTTCCTCTCTTTGCTGATAATGCAGAATCTGTTATCGAATTACCAAAACCGGTAGGACAATTAATTACAGCAACTGTTAAGAAAACAAAATTCACGGTAAAAGGAGTTTCTGAAAATGAATAATGAATTAATTGGCACGCAAAATAATTACGAGGTGGTTAATTTTGACGAAGAAAAACTAAGAACAATGCAACAAACTATTGCTAAAAATTCAACAACGCAAGAGTTCGAGCTGTTTGTTCAAGTATGTAAAAATAGTGGTTTGAATCCATTTTTGAACCATGTTTATTTTATCAAGTATGGCAACCAAATGAATATTCAAATTTCAGTAGAGGGCGTGGAATACCTCGCTCGACGTTCGGAAGGATATAAAGGAATTGATGTGCAGCTTGTTCATGAAAAAGATGAAATCAGATTCGGAAGAAATGAGCAAGGAGTAATGACCGTGGCAAAACATGAATTTGGTTTTCCACGCGGAAAAGTAACTGGTGGCTATGCGATTGCGCGTAAAGAGAATTTCCCGGATTTTGTAGTCGTAATGGATGTTGTGGAAGTTGAACATTTAAAAAACGGCACCAATAAAGCGATGTGGGGGAAATACTTCAACGATATGTTTAAAAAACATTTAATTAAACGTGCTGCTAAAACGCAATACGGTGTAGAAATCGGCGAAGATGAAATGATTCCAAATAACGGAATTGACACTGAACAAGAATACAATCCAGGTCAGCGCAAGGACATTACGCCAACTCAAAAAACAATAGAAACAGACGAAGAGAACACATTGACAGAAGAAGATGCAAAAGTAGCTCAATGGGAAATAATCAAAGAAAAACTAGAAACATATAACTTAGAAAGAACTTATTTAAGTGATCTAATTGATTCTAAATTTAACCTTAAGCCAGACGAGCTCAGTGTACAAAATTTAGTTGCTCTGACGAAGATAATTGACTTAGAACAAAAAGATTTAAGCCAAGGGATTCAACCGCAAGAAGCAGATTTGTTTGATTTAGAACTACAAGAATAGAGGTGGAAAAATGAAAGGCGCATTTCAGATGAGTCGCGAAATATTCGAAAGTGATATATGGAGTGATGTAATAAAATTCCGTTTATTTTTCTACATTGTCGGAAATGCCGTCTTTTCAGAAAATGGAGTTATGAAAGGCGGCATCCAAATTGGCAGAGGGCAATATCTAAGGTCATTTAGAAATTTACGAGAAGATTTGCTTTACTACGATAACAACGCCGAAAAATTTTACTCTCTAAGCACGATAAAAGAAAAAATTGACGAACTAGTAAGAGAAGAAAGACTCGAAATTGAGACTACAAAGCTAGGAACACTTTTTACAGTTCGTAACTACGCATTATATCAAGATTTAAACAACTATAGCGGCACTAGCTCCGAACGGCTACCGAACAGCCACCGAACAGCCACCGAACAGCCACCGAACAATAAGAAGAATGTTAAGAAAGATAAGAATGATAATAAAGATAATAATAAACGTCAAAACAAGTTTGACGAGGTTCATTTATCTTTAGCTAAATTATTATTCGAAATGATCAAAGAAAATAACCCCGAAGAGCGAGAACCAAAATTGGAAAAATGGGCTAATGACATCCGCATCATGATTGAACAAGATAATCGAGATACTGAAAAAGTTAAGAATGCAATTATCTGGTCACAGAAAAATGATTTCTGGTGCGGGGTTATTAAGTCCCCTAGCTCGTTAAGAAGAAATTACGACAAAATGGCAACTCAACGTAATAAGCCAGTTGCTAACAAGCCCGCTTACGGCAAATACAACAAGAATCAGAAACAAGAAGTCTTGCCGGATTGGTTTGATAGCGAGGTAAAACCGCAAGTATCGACATCAGAATCAGAATCAAGCGGAGACTTAGAAAAGAAAGTAGCGGAAATTAAAGCGAAGTTAGCGGAGAGGGATGAGGTGCAGACGTGAAAATATACGAACAGCATAAAACCGATAAAGATCACGTTGCAACACCTCGCTATGTTGTTGAAGATATCTATAAATTGATAGAAATTGAGTCTTTTAAAAGTATCTGGTTCCCGTTTAACAACTATGATTCAGAATTTAAGACGATGGCAGACGAGTTGAAACTACAGTATAAAGCAACGCACATTTTTGATGACTTAGGTAATGATTTTTTTACTACAGAACCGCCAGCAAATTGCGATTTGATGATTAGTAACCCGCCGTTTTCGAATCAAAATGAAATTATTGAGCGTAGTTTTCAGCTAATAAACGAGAATAAAATCAAGTCTTTTGCGTTATTGCTACCGCTCTCAACTCTCGAAACTGAGAAACGAGCAAATATATTCGAACAATATAGCAACAAGTTAGCAATATTGATATTCAAGAAACGTATCAAATTTTTAGGACATACAACATCATTCAATAGAGGCTGTTGCTGGATATGCTATAACATTTCAGCGTTGGAAGATAAGCGAATTCAATGGGTTTAGAGGAGTGAGAGCATGACAGAATACGCCCTCTACAAAGGCGACGATCTGTTGAAAATCGGTACATTAGACGAATTAGCAGAGTTTAGAAAAGTAAAGCGTGAAACTATATTTTTCTACGCTACGCCTTCTTACAGAAAAAGAACGTCAGAGAAGGGACTAAGAGTTATAAAACTGGATTAGGAGGAAGCGGAATGACAAAAGATGGTACAAAAGAAGCTCTTGCAGAGGTAGGGGTTACTCGAAAAAATCGACTGCTAAGAAAGATATGTCGGCATAAGGATAAAGAGATATTTAAGGATACATCCTATGACGGGATACAAGGTGAAAGGCGTGTGGTGGTTTGCAGAAATTGTGGAGAATTAGTTTCTGATTTTATTGCAAAATATGAGGGTGGCGGCTTTAAATGAATATAATCAAAAAAGGTGACCGAGTTCAGACTGTAACGGATACAGAGTGCAATAGGGCGGAGAGAAGGAGGAAGCAGAATGAATCAAGCAGAACTAGATGTCGTTATAGAAAAGCATGAGAAATGGTTACGTGATGGATATGGAGAACGTGCAAATTTAAGAGGTGCAAATTTAAGAGGTGCAGATTTAAGAGGTGCAGATTTAAGTTATGCAAATTTAAGACGTGCAGATTTAAGTCGTGCAGATTTAAATGGTGCAGATTTAAATGGTGCAGATTTAAATGGTGCAGATTTAAGTCGTGCAGATTTAAATGGTGCAGATTTAAGTGGTGCAGATTTAAATGGTGCAGATTTAAGAGGTGCAAATTTAAATTGGATTAATTGGCGGGATGTTGTCAGTCTAACTGTAATAGCTGTACAAATTAATACTACGAGAAAAAACAATCAAATCACGTATATCAAAGAGCTGGAAATCTGGACGACTGGATGTTTTCAAGGAACTTTAGAAGAATTGAAAGATTCTATTGAGCAGACTCACGCTAGCAATGACTTTTTAAAACGTAGATACTATCGCGCGATTAATTATATTTTGACGGAAGCGGATTTTGAAGAGGATTTGGAGGAGGAAAACAATGAAATTTAAAAAAGGTAAAGCGAAGTTAGCGGAGAGAAACGAGGTGCAGACGTGAACTTTTTAGATCTATTCGCTGGAATTGGTGGATTTCGATTAGGGATGGAACGAAACGCAGAATTGAGAAGGGGAGAAAATTATGATTTACAAACATGAGGAAGCTCGACAATACCGCGAAATCAATTTCCTAGACCAGTTCCTAGAAGGTCACGATGGATTCATAGCGGGAGGCTGTTTTAAAAATATTTTTAATCATGAAAAAGTGAAGGATATTGACATGTTTTTCCGCAACGAAAAAGACCTAAATGACGCAATTCATTATTACACCGAGAAATGTGCTAGCGATGCAAACCATATTAAACTTGTGTATAAAACTGGTAAAGTCGTCGCCTTTATACACATTCCGTCAAAAACCCAATTAGAGTTAGTTCGCTCTGTTTTTGGGGAACCAGAAGAGGTTATTAGTAACTTTGACTTTACTGTTACAAAAGTAGCACGATACGTTGTTGACGGGGAGCATCGGATAGTAATTCATCCCCAATTTTTTGAACACTTACATCTCAAAAGGTTGGTGGTTGACAATACTCTTAATTTCCCGATATCGACATTTGAAAGAATGATTAGGTACGTAGGTTACGGTTATAAGCCTTGTCTCGAAACAAAGGCGAAATTGGTTGATGCAATCAATAGTATTCAGAACATAGATGAGAATGATTTTTCAAAAAGTCTATATGAAGGATTAGATTAAGGAGGAAAACAATGAAAGTATACGAGAAAGATAGAGTGTTTCAAATCTCGACTACAGCGGGCTGGATGGCTGTAAATGGAACTCAAATTAACATCTCCGGAATAGATTTTGCTTTTTGCCCGGTGTGCGGAAGGAGTTTGGAATAATGACTAAATTAGTAAGATGTGGCGTATGTGAAGAAGCTTTTAGTGAATATGATGACATAATTAACGTAGATCCCCATGGATGGTTTCACGAGAGATGTGTAGAACTTGTTCCAATACGTTATGCTGTTTTGGCTAAATCCAGATATTACGATGTAGATGGCTTTCTCGGAACTTGCGATGAAGATGATAAAAATTTTGCAAGCTATGTTTTTGAAGAAGGAGAATACTTGGAGGACGGGGAGGAGGAAAAATAAATGATGAATCGTGTCATACTAGTAGGACGCTTAACTAAAGACCCTGATTTACGTTATACCCCAGCTGGTGCAGCAGTTGCGACTTTTACACTTGCTGTAAATCGTACTTTCACTAACCAACAAGGAGAACGAGAAGCTGATTTTATTAATTGTGTAGTTTGGCGTAAACCAGCAGAAAACGTTGCTAATTTCTTGAAAAAAGGAAGTATGGCAGGCGTTGACGGTCGCGTTCAAACTCGTAACTATGAGGGGAACGACGGTAAGCGCGTTTATGTGACGGAAATAGTGGCCGAGAGTGTTCAATTTTTGGAACCTAAGCTGAACGCTGTAGAAGGCTCTACACCGAATAATAATCAAAACGAAGCTAATTATTCAAATAACAATAAAAACGGCTCATATCGAGCTAGTTCGAGCCAGAATAGTGATTCATTTGCAAACGAAGGCAAGCCGATTGATATTTCAGATGACGATTTGCCATTTTGAGCGAGAGGGTGAATAAAAATGACAGCAGAAACTGCAATAAAAAAGTTGAGAAATAGATCAATGAGCATCCGCCAAATGGCTAATGCGATTGCAGAAGTTACAAACTACCAAATTAGCGAAATCGAACAAATGGGGGACGAAGAAATTGAGGCAAAGTATACCGCGTTCGTCATCAACGAAGCGACCGAATATGCAAAATAGCCATGCTAACCGAGGCATGACATTTGAAAGACTGATAGAAAACGCATGTGATATTTATCAGATTAAGAAACTGGCTATTATTCAAAAGTTGCCGACTGATTGGAAAATTATTCGGAATGGCGCTCAAATAACGGGCGCTTTCCCGAATAAAAAATCGACAGTAGATTTTATGGGCGTGCTTAATCCTGGCATGGCAATAGCCTTTGAGGCAAAAGAAACGAAAGCAAAAAGCTTTCCATTCAAAAATATCCACGAACATCAAATAGAGTATCTCAAAAGCGTGCGTAAAATGGGCGGACATGCCTTTGTTTTAATTAATTTTGTTACAGTAGACCAAATATATAAGATCGACATAAAAACGTTTTTAGAACTGTATGAGGGCGCTGTGCAAAGTGGAAGGAAATCCATTGCTTTAAAGGATATTGAGGAAAAAGCGGATAAAGTGCCAACGTTAAGCGGTATACCAGATTTTCTGAACGCGCTTTAGACAAATAAAAAAAGCCGAAGTTCCCTCCGACTACCCAATTTGATTATAACATGGGGGAATGGATATGAATACTCTTTTTGATCTACCACAAGTTGATAAAATCGACTATATCAAAACGGTTCGAGCATTAAAAGACTTTTTCAGAAAATACAAGGCTTTAAGAGTAATGGCGGGTGAACGTAAATTCCCTACACTAACTACCACATACACGATCACACCGCCGAATTTTGGAAATGAGTTCCATAGCAAAGTGGAAGAAGCTGCTATACACAATGTAGACAACGTACACGCTGCACAAGAAGCCGTTAAAAAGTATGATGTGATCATCAACCAATTAGAAGCAATCCACCGCAAAATCATCTTAGAGAGTTTCTTGCACAATCAGCAAGATGTAGACATCATGATTGATATTCCTTACGAAGAACGACAGTATAAGCGTGAGAAAAGGAAGGCTGTCATAGAGTTAGCAACTACGCTCAATATTGAAGTGTTAAACTGAAAATGGCACTTTTGTGGCACTTTTTGAGTAAAAAAAGGTGATAAAATGTTATTAGTGAGAAGTGAAGATGATTACAAAAATAAATCATATGTTGAGTCTGCGCTCCACTTCTCGCATACTCGTGGCGGAATAGGTAGACGAAGCACAGGATAGAACTAATGTGGCTAAGAAACGTATGTCTTAGCTTAAAACTCCTGTAAAACAAATTAATTAGTTCATGCAAGGTGCAAATCCTTGCCGAGTATATAATAAAAAACGAAGAAGGAGTTAATTACATGAGAGACATTATAAAAGCGGGGATAACTGAGGTAAAAGGAAAAGAGCCGGAATTCAAAATTAATATAGCAGGTTCAGAACAAGAACAAAGCTTTGTGTTAGCACAGATTCATTACATGAAAATAAACCAACTAGCTATGCTAAATGGTAAGACCTTTGAACAAGCAAAGAGAGACTATTTAGAAGCGTTAAGCATCATCGTAGGCACAATTAAGGATAATAATTAATTAACGATACAAACACATGGGAGCGAGGTGGGGTTGATGCAGCATGGAAAAGTATAAGTTAGCTGAACAAGATTATAATGCAGGAATGAAATACAAAGATATTGCTAAAAAATACGATGTATCTTTGAACACAGTCAAGTCATGGAAAAAAAGATATGGCTGGTATCGTGATAGGGGTGCACCCGAATTAAAAGGTGTGCACACAAAAGAACGAGGAGGGGCATCTAACGGCAATAAACATGCAGTTGGCAACAAAGGTGGCGCAGCTCCTAAGAATAACCAGAATGCGCTAAAACACGGCTTATATTCTAAGTACATGCCAGATGAAACGCTTGAAATCATGAATAGCATGAAAGAAATGAGCGCACCCGATCTTATTTGGAATCAGATACAAATACAATACGCTGCTATTATTCGAGCACAGAAAATTATGTGGGTGGAAAACGCTGAGGATGAAACGAGAGTCCAGACACAAGCGGGGTTCGGAGATAGTGGTTCTGATAAATATGAGTATCAATTCGCTTGGGATAAACAGGCGAATTTTTTAAATGCACAAAGTAGGGCAATGACAACGCTTAGCGGCTTAATTAAACAGTTTGTAACTATTGCAGACGAACAAGACGAGCGTAAAGCTAAGCTTGATCAGATTGTAGCTTCTACAGAGAACATACAGGCGCGTACGGCTCTTATTAAGGGCGTTGAAAAAGACACAACATTGCTTAATAAATTATTAGATGTTGCTAAGGGAGGAGATGGAGGCCTTGAGTAAAGTTGAAGAGTTGGTATTTACGCCAAAACAGCAGGAAACAATTACATTCCCTTTTCAAAATGTAACTCTTGAAGTCAACGAGGGTACCCCTCGATCTGGAAAAACTACAGCAGACATCTTTAAAATGGCTTATATATACTCTATTTCAGAAGACCAGAACCATTTAGTCACTGCATACAATCAAGAGCAAGCTTTTCGACTGTTTATGGACGGTGACGGCTTTGGATTGATGCACATATTTGGTAATCTTGCAGAAATGAAACATGATGAGCATGGCGATCATCTTCTTATACATTCTCCGAATGGTCCAAAGAAAATTTACTATAAAGGCGGCGGGAAGATCAATAGTGTTGGTGCTATTACTGGTATGTCACTGGGAACCGTTACATTTTTAGAAATTAATTTACTCCATAAAGATTTCATCGAAGAGTGCTTTCGGCGAACCTTTGCGGCAAAGAATAGATTTCATTTAGCAGAATTAAATCCACCAGCACCCAATCATCCAGTTTTAGAAATCTTTTCGCAGTATGAGAAGTCTGGTCGTTATAAATGGAGGCATTGGACCGCTAAAGACAATCCGGCTCTTTCAGACGAACGCAAGCAAGAAATATATAACGAGGTCAAACATTCAGCATATTTGTTGCAACGTGATTGGTATGGGAAAAGAGTTTTACCAGCAGGCATCATTTATGAAACGTTTGACGTTGAAGCGAATCAAATTAAAAAAACGCAAGGCCATCCAATCGAAATGGTCTTTTTTGGTGATGGAGGTCAACAAGATGCGACTGTTTGCGAGTGCTATGTAATCACAGAACACGAAGCGGAAGGCGGATACACTTACAACCTCAATCAAGTTGCCACCTACTATCACAGCGGGCGTGACACAGGGCAAGTGAAAGCCGGCTCTACTTATGCCATTGAGATAAAACAATTTATTCAATGGTGTATGAAAGAGTATGAAGTACCAGTAAATGAGCCTGTTTTTATTGACCCTGCCTGTCGCTGGCTACGTGAAGAACTGGAAAAGGTTGGTGTTGATACAGCAGGAGCAGACAACAATGCTCATGATGTGACAGGTAAAGCGCAAGGTATAGAGGTTGGAATTGAGCGGATGCAGTCGCTATTAAGCGAAAGGCGTTATTTGCTTGTTGAACAACCTAACGATCAATATGACCATTACAGTTGGCTACAAGAAATTGGTATGTATGTACGCGACGAAAACAGCGGGAAACCAGTTGACAAGAATAATCACGCGATGGATACAAGTAGATACGCTACAAACTACTTTTATAGGAATTATGAAGATATATAGAAAGGAGTGATTAAATGGGTGTTTGGAGTGTAATGACACGCTTTATTAAAGGTTGGCTAAATGGAAAACCTAACGGCAGCGAACCGGAGTTAATACCAAAATATCTGCCGCTCATTCCAGATAATCAAAAAGAATGGAGCAAAGACTCCTATTTAACTTCGTTGTGGGCTCAAGGATATGTGCCAACAGTACACGATAAGTTAATGAATTCCGGAACAGGCAATGAGATAGTTGTTGTTGCGGCTGAGTATATATCTGGAAAGCCTTTAAGTATTGATGTAACAGGAGTTAATGGCAGTAAGGATGAAAACTTAACAAAGCAACTGAAAGAAGCATTACGGATTGATAATTTTGATAGTAAGAGCGTGAAAATTGTTGAATTAGCAGGGGGGAGCGGAGTATCCGCTGTAAAGATTAACATTTTAAATGGGCGACCATCTATTAGCGTTCATAGCTCTAGCCAATTTTGGATAGATTTTAAAAACAATGAGCCATTTCGTTTTAATTTCTTTGAGGAAATACCGACGAGTAATAAAGCGGATATATATTATTTAGTTGAAAGTCGAGAAATAAAACAATGGGAAGACAAAGAAAGTAATACATTATCTGGCGGATTTGTAACATATTCTGTCATTAAAATAGATAATGATAAAGCTGTTCCTATCAATGCTGAGAGGCTCCCGGAAATGATTACAAGCTATCTAGATACGAATAATATTCAATTGAATCATTCTGTATCAATTGGTTTAAAAAGCATGGGCGCATATCTAATAAATAATAGTCCAAGCAACACAAGATACCCGCATCTTAATCTTGGGAATCTGACTTAATCGCAATGTACACAATTATTTAATTTGCCGTAGATTACTTTTTCACTGGTTTATATGCGCGAAGGAGAGAAAACAAAAACAAAAATAGCGGCTAGCGAACGAATGTTTAGGAAAAAGTTAATAAGAACCACAGATAAAGAAGAATGGTCCATGAATGTAGATGAAGATTACTTTATGCAATTCAAAGGAACATTTAGATGCTGGTGCGAAGTTTAAATGACATGATTCAATTCATGCAAGGAGACTTCCGAGACGGTAGTTATCGCGAACGATGGAATATTTTGCTCAGAAAGCTGTTTCGAAATCTGGTTATAATCCCGCTACTTTTAATCTAGGTAATAGAGAAGTTAAGGCGACCGAAATTTGGAGTTTACAAGACGCGACAGTGCGTAAAATTGAGAAGAAAAAACGCCTTATTCAAAATGTTTACGAACAGATGCTTTGGGACTTCCTATATTTGTTAACTGGCGGAACAAAACAATAAAGAAAAAGCAATAATACGTGATGAAATCAGGGTAATAATTGAGTTTCCGGACCCAATGACGGTTAATTTGAATGAACTTTCTAGTACTTTAAACAATATGAACAGCGCACTAGCGATGAGTGTAGAAGAAAAGGTGAAATAAATCCACCCAAAAATGGGAAGATGAAGAGGTTCAAGCGGAAGTAAAACGCATCTATTTAGAAAACGCAATCGGAGAGGTTCCGGACCCGGAAGCAATTGGGGGAATGGAAACGAAAGGCGGGTGATTAAATGAGTCATCACCATGCACCAGTGGATTTCGAAAAAGAAGCATCTATCTTACGAAACCATTTTAATAATGCCGAAATAGAGTTGCTTTTGCTGATAAAGAAGCATGTCATGCATGGCGCTGAGAATCAAACAAAATGGAAATTCATTCAGCAGTCGCGTTTGATAAAGTTTAAAAGAGAATTGAAAGCACATATAAGTCTTTTCAAAGATGAAACGAGAGATAAAATAGATAAACTAACGTATCGTGTTTATCTTGATTGCGTGAATGAATACGAGGACGAAATGGAAGCCAGATATCAAACTAAGAAAGAGGTTGATATACAAAATGACGACTATTTATCTGAAAGTGATGCACTTATCCAAATTTCGGAAGATATGGCTAATTATTGGCAAAAAATCGCGCCCTCCAAGTACAAACAAGTGGTTAAGGAAACAAAAGATAGCAATGGAGTTTATAAATATGCTATCGCAACATCACTTATTAATGTTTTAGGTGATGGCATAAGAAATGTTATAGATCAGTCTGGAAGAAAGTACCCGGCCAGGGAGCTTACATGGGAAATGGCTTCAAGAGGTGCTTTTTTTAATGTTGGTTTGAATGCCATGAAACGTGTTCTTGGAAGATATGAGCACGAATTAGTTCAAGTATCAGCTCACGTGAGAAGTTGTCCGCGTTGTGCTCCTTGGCAAGGAGAGGTGCTATCAGTTTAACTATGAAAGCAATGAATATAAAAACGTTACAAGAAGCAGAAAATGATGGCTTGTTTCATCCAAAATTGCCCACCATTTTTTATATTCGTATTTCGAAGGTGACGAAACAGACGAGCCTATCCCATATGATGAAGAAGAATACGAAGCGCAAAGTAAGCAACGGTACTACGAGCGCGGCATTCGTGATTGGAAAACAAAAGATATACTTGCAGAAGGTCCCTCTAAACAATATACAGCTGGAAAAGTAAAAACAATGGGAAGAAGCTTTGCAAAGAGCATCTAAATAACAATCGCTTCTTAGAGAGAGAATCGGATAGAGAAATTATAAAAGCGTCTAAATGAACGCTTTTTTTGTTGGGCTTTATAAAAAAAAATCTTGCCTACCTGCCGGCAACTAATAGACAGGGATGGCTCACTCAGAGCTTAAAAAGGAGGAAATATGAAGAATTATTTACAACGCAAGTTTGACATCCAACATTTTGCTGAAGGTGGAGACGATAAGAAATTTTCCCAAGCAGAGGCTGGATGAGATTGTTAAAAAATCGTGTAGCAGGCTGAAAAACGGAAATTTAGTGGAGAGATTGAAACCATCAAAAGCGCGCATGAGGATGAAATCAGGAAGCTAAACCACCAATCAATCAGCTTAACGATCAAGTGGGCGAACATGAATTCATCTGAAAAGGCATTGAAAAAACTTCAAAAAGAGAAAGACGAGGCACTATCAAAGCTGGATGAATATGTTCAGAAAGAAACAAACCGCAGAGTGGGCACAACAAGCTAAAAGAAAGCGGCGTAAAAGAAAACGCTATGAAGCGTTTACGAAGCTTTTTTGGGGATGAAGAGCGAAATGACGACAACTTAGCGAAATTCGCAGAAGCAATATCCTGAATGGATTGCAAAATCTGATGAAGGTGACACGCCTCCACCAATCGGGGCAGGACTAGGCAATGCAAGTGAGCCGAGTGCCACAGACCCATTCATTCAAGCATTAAATTCATAATTAGAAAAGGAGAGATAGCAAAATGGCTATTAACTATGTAGACAAGTACGGTAAGGAGCTAGACCAAAAAATTAGTGGTTTGGGACTTACACAAATGAATTAGAAACATCAAATCTTTTTATGGTTAGATGCAAAAACGTTTAAGATTCAAACAATCACAACGACTGGATTTAAAACCGCATACGAGAAATAAAGGATATAACGAAGGCTCAGCATCAAATGAGAACACAGCGTACACAATTACTTTTGATCGTGATGTAGAATTCTTCGTGGATGTTATGGATGTGGACGAAACCGGACAAGCTTTAACAGCGGCCTAATGTTACGAAAGAGTTTAATTCGCGCCACTCTGCACCAGAGGTTGACGCATACAGATTTTCAAAGTTAGCTACAGAAGCTAAAAAGAATGGTTATTCTACTGCGGAAACCATTACAGAAGAAAATGTATTTCGCACACTTAAAGCAGCTATTCGAAAAGTCAAAAAATATGGCACGCAAAATCTTGTGATGTATGTATCAGTAGATGTTATGGCTGCATTAGAACTAAGTAAGGATTTTACTAGAACAATTTCTAATCAAAACATTGGACCTTCTAGTCTAGAAACTCGCGTTACAGGAATTGATGGAGTTAAACTTGTTGAAATTGAAGCAGAAGACCGCTTCTATGATACTTTTGATTTTACAGATGGTTATAAACCAGCCGCTAGTGCTAAGAAACTTAATTATTTACTAATCAATAAAGGTTCTGTTATTGGCGGTACTAAACATGCTTCTATTTATCTTCATGCACCAGGTTCAGTTGGACAAGGTGACGGATGGTTATATCAATATCGTGTATACCATGATATTTTTTGTAAAAGAACAACAAAAAGACGGGGTTATCGCCTCTACAGTGGCTTAAGGAGGAGTTGTTTATGCAATTAAGAAAAGATAATGCGGTATACAATACGGACAATGAAGTGTTGATTAAGCAGTTAGAAAATGATGGTTTTGAAGAGTTCGAGTATAAAGAACCAGAAAAAGAACCATCCAAGAGTAAAAAGGAGCCCAAAAATAAAGAGGGTGAGTAAATGAAAACGTATATTACAGCAAGTGAGTTAGCTAGTCTAACAAACTTAAGTATCGAACCAACAGAAGCGGATAATTTAATAAAAGCCGCTTCTGTAGCAATTGACAAGCAAATTATGCCTAATATCGTAGACCTTGACAATGTAGATGATGATATTAAGCAAGCTGTCGCGTGGCAGTGTGAACACATCAAGAAATATGGTGAGTTTATTGGCATTGGTAACTTTACACTAGGTAAATTAACTATGGGTGGTCAATCACAAAACTCGAACAACTTTATACCTGACGTTCCAGACAAAGTGATGGATTTGCTTTTATCTAGTGGCTGGCTTTATGCGGGAGTAGGTGGCTGTTAATGAGCTTTCAATTACCACCTATTCCAGAAGCTATCCTAAACACAGAAGTTACTATAACTAGTAATAGTGGGCGCGATGACTTTGGAAATCTTTTACCAGATGCAATTAATAAATCAATGTTTCGCTATGAGTTTGAAAAGCTCGTAAATAAAACACAGGAAGGGTTAAACATAAGATATATTGTTAATTTATTTTGTAACAAATTAAATTTTGTTGTGAGTGAAGGAGACAATGTATCTTTTGTAATTCCTGACTATTGTTTAATTAAAGGTGAGGTCCAGAGCGTATCTTTCCCGCCAAATCCTGATGGAAGTATTCACCATTTCGAAATTGTTGTAGGAGAGGTGACAGAGCATGAGCTTTAGTAGTTTTAAAGATGCAGTCATAGATGATATTCATAATAAAGCTTTGTCAACGGCTGCAAAGGCTGGGCGAGAATTGGTTGAATTAGCGCAGCCTGTTACTCCAATTTTGTATGGAGACTTGCGACGAAGTTCGGATTTTAAAGTTATCATCCAAAAAAATTCAACTGTAGCTAGAGTGTTTAGTTTAACTCCTTATGCCCGCAGACAATATTATGAAAATCGTCGGAATCCACGTTGGTACGAAATGGCTGTAAGTTATGGAATTCAGAGTATTAACCAAATTGTAGAGGGCGGGATGCGTTTATGATTGAAGATTTGGTAGCACATTTCAAAAAAACATTCCCAGCTATAAAAACACTTGGATTCATTAAACAAACGGGGCTTGATTCAATGGTAGTAATTAATGAAGCACCGACATTTCAAAACAAGCAAGTACAAACGCAAAGTCGTGTTCGTGAGAGCATCGGCTTTTTAATTTATGACAAAAACACAATTCAATGCAAACGAACATACGATTTATTACGTAACTACTTTCTTTTAACAAACCCTTCTGAGCTGAATATCCAAAATCAGAAGGTAGTAGCAACAGATGTAGCAAGCGGCGGACAAGTCGATTATGACGATGATGGTCGTTTGATTTATCAACTAACAATATTATTTGAAAAGGAGATGTAGGCAAATGCCAACATATGCAGTAAAAGAAATTGAAATCTTCGTGAGAGATGCAAATTTAGCAACCGGTGATGGAGTATTAATTAAAGATTTGGAAACACTAGATATTAGCTTGAATTCTAATATTGAACAGTACACAACACTTGGCGAAAAGTTTGAGCGAGCGGTTAAAACAGGGATGGCAATGGAGTTAGGTTTAGATGGGAAATACAATGATTCAGATGAAGGGCAAAATAAATTACGTGAAACATGGGACAAAGTTGGAGCTTCAGCGGAAAAAACTATTATTGTGAAACTACCATCGGGTGCTAAATATGAAATCACTGGTCCAATCGGTATTAATGATTTTGGTGGTGGTGGCGCAAACGATATCGGTTCATTTTCTGCAACATTAAATTCTAATGGCGCACCAGTTTTTACGCCGGCGCCTACCATTGAACCAACTAGCGTAACGGTAGATAGCGCCTCTAAAACAGTAAAAGTAGGAGAAACTGTTAATATCACAGCAGGCGTATTGCCATCAAGTGCTCCGCAAGATGTAACTTTCACTTCATCTGATGAAGCAAAAGCAACCGTAGATAGTGATGGTGTTGTGACAGGCGTTGCTACAACAGTAACTGCAATTAAAATCACAGTTGCATCCAAAGTGAAACCATCGGTTAAAAATGACGTTTCTGTTTCTGTAACATCTGCCTAATAAACAAAATACGAAGCCCTCTGAGTGAGGGCTTTTACTAATTTGGAGGAAAAAAATGAAATCATTTAAATTTAACGAAAATGAAGTAAAACTTCCTTTGGAAATTAACGGGAAAATGTATTATGCGGACATTTCGGCACAAGCACACATTAAGTACAGTGCGCTTTTGGATGAAGCCCCCAAAATTTTAGGACAAGTTCTTGCGCCTAAATTGAAAGGCGACGAAAGCGATGGAGAGCATACAACGCCGGATAGTGAAAACATGCATGAATTGTTAATGACTATCACAGATGGAATTGTAGCAACGAACGATGATATTTTTGCTATTTTTTTCAGCAAAGAAGACAGAGAAGAAATCAATTCCAAAACATTGCCAACTAAAGTCTATGAGGGGCTTATTGAATACATTATAGCTAAATTATTTGAAAGCGATATGAGCGAGGAAAGTGACGAGGGGAAGCCGCAGGAAAACAATATTACGGAATAGTTGAAGACTTTGATTTAATCGAGTCTTCTTTTTTGTCGTATTACGGTATCAGATTGCGCAAAGAATTGTCAAATATGACTTTTTCAGAATTCCGGACATATCTAATGAATTTAGGTGGGGAAACGCCATTTATGACAACTCTTGAAATTCGAATGACTGAACGAAGCAAAGTGCCAAAACATTTGCTGAAAGAAAAAATAAAGCAAAATCGAATCATGTTAAAGCGTGGATATTTTGAGGATGCTACTTCTAATGAAGAAGGATTAGAAAAGGCTTTGAGAGCTAACAGTAAGCTGAAAGAGGGGTGAAAATATGAGTAAAGCGGGAGAAATTTATTACGATATAAAAATACGAGAAAATGGCTATAAAAGCCAGATGAACAAAATCGATAAGGATATGGATAATTTTGCGAAGAAAGGGCAAAAAGCATCTGATAATATCGACAAAATCAATAAGAAAAACATTAATGTTAAAGGTCTTGATTCATCTATCGTCAAAGTTGAACAATTCGGAAATATGCTTGAAAAGTCTGGCCAAAAGTTAACAAAAGTTGGAACCGCGATGACCGTTGGATTTACGGCGCCAATTGTAGCGGGAATGGTGAAATCAACTAAAGCGTATCTTGATTTTGATAATGAAGTGACAGAAGTTAACTCTTTATTGCGTGAATCTGATGAATCTGCGAAAGAGTTTGGCGATCGTTATACACAAGTCTTTGATTATGCACAGAAAGCTAGTGTTAAGTATGGGGTAGCTTCTGAACAAACTATGCTCGGTATGAAAGAAATGGTTAAAAAAGGCTACGATATTAATCAAACAATGGCGTCTATGCCTGCGATTTTTAATGCTGCTCGTGCATCTGGCGATGATTTCGAAACAGTAATGTCTGTTACAACATCAACATTAGAACAGTTTGGAATGATTTCTAAAGATACAAATAAGCAGATGGAATACACAAACAAAGTTGCTGACGTGCTAACCTACGTAGCTGATAAAACAGCGGCTGGATTCTCTGATATGGGAACAGCAATGAACTATGTCGGTCCTATTTCGCATTCGCTAGGATATTCACTTACAGATACAGCAGCAGCTGTTGGTTTGCTTTCTAACCGCGGTATTGAAGGGCAAAAGGCTGGTACTGGCTTACGGGGGATGCTTACAAGTTTGCTTAAACCTTCAAAATCAGCTGCAGAAGCAATGTCTGCAGTTGGATTAAAAATTGAAGATAACAACGGTAATATGAAAACTTTACCAACGCTCTTGGATGATATTAATGATAAAACAAAGAAAATGACAAAAACACAGAAAAACTCTTTCTTGACAATGATTTTCGGACGTGAACCTTTATCAGCTGTTAATACGCTTTTAGAAGCGGGAGGCGATTCTCTACGTAAATATTCTAAGGGCGCTGATGAAGCAAATGGATATACTAAACAAGTTGCTGATAATATGCGAAAAGCTGGTAAATTTGGTGTAGATCAATTCAAAGCTTCGCTCGAAGTATTAGAACAGAACGTAGGACAAAAATTAATGCCTGCCCTCACTCCAATCATCGAGTGGGCTAATAAAATGATTGATAAATTTAATGACCTTTCCGGCGCACAACAACAAAGTATCATAAAATGGGCTGGAATTTTAGCAGCAACTGGTCCTGTGCTAATGATTGGCGGAAAACTAGTATCAATGACTGGCGGATTAATAAAAGGATTCGCGGGCTTAGGTAAGATTTTAGGTTTAGGGAGTAAATTAGCTCCTTTAGCGGCTGGATTTGGCGCTACAACAACTGCTGTGGAAGGTACTAGTTTAGCTGCGGCTGGATTAGCTGGTTCTTTCGGAGCTTTACCAGCAGTTATTACGGTGGCTGGTGCGGCTTTGCTTGGTGTGGGTATTTATGCACTAGATAAACATATAAGCAAAATCGAAGAGAGCAAAGAACGTATAAAAACATGGGGTTATGATATTGGCGCAGAAGCTGATAAATCCATGGGTAAATTTAATGAATTTGCATCAGAAGGCAAGCTAGCTTTAGACACTTTTGCAACTGGCGCTACAGAAGACAGCGAGAAAATTGTCAGTGCTTTCAAAAACATGGCGGACGAAATTAAGAAGAATACAGACGATGCATTGGGTGACTTCAAGAAAGCATATGATGAAGCTTCACCTGCTGTACAAGCGTTACTAGACAACGCCATGAAAGATTCTGAAAAGAGGGCAGAAGAAAGAAAGGCAAACGTAGATTCGCAATATAAAGAAATAGAAAAGATTTATCAATCTCATGCGGTTAAAACTGGCAAGATGACATCTGAACAATCGAAAATTGTTAACAATATTTACAAAGATATGCAGATTGAACAAATTGAAAGTTTAGGCTTAAGCAACAAAAAGAAAACACAGCTGATAAAAGCGATGAATGGTGAGGTGCAGAATTTAAGCACAAAAGCACTCACTGAACAAGCTGACTATCTTGGTAAAGTCACAAAAGCAACAACAGATGAAACGAAGAAACAAAAGAAAGCATTCAAAGAATCTTATGATAAAGAATTAATAGATAAAACGTCATACAATAATGCAATGAACCAACTGGATAGAGATCAGAATAGAACAGTGCGATCTAGTGTAACGGCTTGGATACGAACGCAAGAACAGTTATACGACAAGTTAGGTGTAAGTAATGAAGTCGCGCGAAAAAACATCCGACGTGGATTAAAAGATATGGGACTAGATTATGACGAATTTACACGTGATGTACAAGAAAAAGCGGGCAAAGCTGACGAAGCCAGCAAGCTAATTGGCGATGGAGCGAAAATGGCAGATACCGCATGGAACAACTTAGTATTAGACCCTAAAAGTTCTGAAATAAGAGACAATGTTGGTGAATTCGTATCCAATTTAGCTAAAAGTGATGATGGTTGGAATAATCTTAAATTCATCATGAAAGAAGCAAAATTAACCACAGATGCTAAGAAAACAATTGCAACAGCAACTATTGAAAGTGGTCGCTGGGATAAGATGACTTTCAACGAAAAGAAATTAATTGTCAGTTATGAGGACTCTATACATGTAGCTAACGCGTTGTCAGATTTAGGTATTTGGGATAAATTGAAGCCTGAACAAAAAAGTATGATTGCGAATGCAGATACTAGTCTGGCGTTACAAAAAGCTCTGCAAGATATGGGTGTTTGGGATAAGTTGCCGCCATCCATGAAAACTCTAGTAGTTGATAATTCTGATGTAATAAAGAAAATGAATTCTTCTAAAGGGATGTTAGTTAGCTATAACGGAACGAACGTAGATTTAAAGACGCTTTTAGCAAATAACTATGATGTTAGGAATAAAATTCAGAGTGGTAAAGATGTTATTGTTCAATATAACGGACAAAAGGTGAATCTTAAAAACCTTTTTGCAAACAACAGAGACCTATTATCAAAAATAGATAGAGGTAGTAGAACAGTCGACGACTATAACAACATAGCTGTCCATAGAAAAGATTTAGTTATTAATTCCAACGCAGAGGCTACTAAAAACGCTATTGACAATGCTATAAACTCGTGGCGTGATATGCTCAACATGAAAAATCAAAAAGTAATTTCTATTGCATACAAAACGAGTGGTAAAAGTCCAAGCGGAATTCAAGAGGTAGGTTATGCAACTGGGACAAATAACCACAAAGGCGGACCTGCATTAGTTAACGATGCCAATGGAAGCAACTATGAAGAAATGATTACCACCCCGGATGGGAATAGTTTTGTTCCTAAAGGTCGTAACGTTCTTCTTAATCTACCACGAGGTACCGAAGTGCTACGAGGGGATAAAACAGCTAAAGCTTTGAGTAATGTGCCTCATTATGCCAAAGGTACTAAAACAAGCTATGCGAAAAATGTAAGTAATAAAATATCAAATGTGCAAGTAGATTACAAAACAGGCGCAATTAGCGCACAATCGTACATTAATAAATTAAAACAAATTAATAAGCAATATCGCTTAAATGCGGCGCAAACAAGACAAATCAAATTAAATATTGCTGGAGCAAACAAAGAAATTAATACACAAAAAACTAAACTTAATAAATCAATAAAAAGTAGCACACAAAAATATTATGATAATGTTGCTAAAATAAATAAAACGGCTAAGGATTCTATTAATGAAGCGAAAAAGACATATAAGGATGCTCTTAAATCAAATCAAGAAGCCGCATATAATCAGACTGGACTATTTGATGCTGCTGTTACAGAGAAATCAAGTGGTAGCGAATTAACAAAAAATCTTAAATCACAAACAGCCCAACAAAAAGATTTTATGGCTCAACTTGATAAAATGAAAAAACGCGGTGTTAGTAAAGGTCTTATAGACGAGATACGCAATATGGGTGTAAGCGCAACAGGACAAGCTAAAGCAATTGCGGGAATGTCTGATACACAACTGAAACAATATCAAGCTGAGTGGAGTAAAAAACATGCTAATGCAAACAAGCTGGGATTAGACGCTTCTGTAAATGATAAAGTGGCGATGGATAAAGCTGTCAAGGCGGCGAACGATAAAGCTAAAAAAGATTTGGCAAATGCGAACGCTTCTTGGTTGAAAGAACTTGATAAAGCAAAAGAATATCGCACTGCTGGATCTAAACTTGGTGTACAGACCGTAGCGGGGATTATTCAAGGGTTCAAGCAAATGAACGGCCCACTAGAGAAACAAGCGGATCAACTAGCTAAAACAATTGAATCGACAATCAAGAAAAGACTGAAAATCCACTCGCCTTCTCGGCTAATGAGCGATGAAGTTGGTGAACAAGTGCCAGCGGGAATTGGAGTCGGAATGCTTAAGAATCTAAATACTATAGATTTGGCGGCTCATAAAATGCAAAAACATTTAACAAGTCTATCACCTGCTATTTCAGTCCCAGTCACCCCGAACACAAAAGAAATTACGGCTTACTCAGGGGCTTCTATAGCAACGCAAGGAAGCGGAAACCCAGTTTCAGTACAACCAATTCAAATTGTTAATAAAACAATGTTAGATGGTCGTCTGGTGGCGGAGGAAACGGTAGATTTTATAACAGAAATTCAAAACAACCGTATTATTAGAACTAATCGAGCACAAGGGGTGATTTTATGAGTTTAGGATTCACATATAAAGGTATTCATTCATTTGATAAGCATGTGGAAATAATTGACATTAAACCACCATTGTTCCCACAAAACGAAGGTAATACGGAAAGCGTCAGTGGTCGTATTGGCGCTTTTTATTTTGGACCAAATGTTGGTCAACGAGGGATACAATTAGAAATACAAATTATTGGAGATAGCCTTAAAGAATTAAGTGAGCGGGCTACATCTGTCGCTGATTGGTTGATGCAGGTAGATGCAGAAGAACGCTCTTTGGTAATTGATGATGCGCCTGAAAAGACGTATTATGGTCGATTTGAAGGACCTACAGACTTAGATAGGCTTTTATATAACGGACGGGCAACGCTGAATTTTGTTTGTTCAGACCCGTATGTTTATTATGAACAAGAAGAATTTGAGCTAACTAGCGAAAGTAACAAATTACCAGTACGCGGTTCACAACCTACCAGCCCTGTAATTGGAGCAGTTATAAAACAGGATGTCACTTATATCGCTGTATCGAATAAAGAGGATTACTTATACATTGGCGAAGGAGTTGATCCAGATTCTGGAGAAACTCCAGTTAAACCATCAGAAATAATTTTAAACGATCCAATGAATGTGTTAGCTACATGGACCCCCATGCAACAGTCAGATTTAACATTTCAGCTTGATGCTAACAATGGAATTATTGATGGGAGTTTTACTTCAACCGCAAATGTATTTCGAGCATCTGATTATGGTGTTGGAACACAGTGGCATGGTCCAATGAGTAAAGTAGTTCTTCCCCAAGCACAGGATAACTGGCGTGTAAGAATGCGCCTTCAAAACATAGCATCAGCACAAAAGCAACAAGGTAAATTAGAAGTGTATCTTGTTGATGAAAAAGGAGCAAAAATTGCAACGTTTCAAATAAAAGATAATGCCACAAATACCGAAGTCAATATTGTTAAAATATCTATTGGCGATCAAAATGTTGCTAATTATCCTGAAAAAGATTTGTTTAATGAGGCAGGGAAAGTTACTAAAACATACAAAACAGTTTCAACTAGAAAAAAAGTTAATGGGAAATATAAAACAGTGACAGAAAAGGTGCAAACAGGCGCATACAACGAATACAGAGATTTTTATGGTTACTTTATCCTAACCAAAATAGGCAATCAATTTACCGCCGAAATTATCAAACTTGATAGCAATATAAAGCCTGTCTGGACAAAGAAAAAAGTATTTGTAGACACTGCTAATAAATACACAAAAAAATTAGCTCAATTAAATATATACGCTGCAGCATCAGGCACACATGACCCAAATAGGGACTTATTTTTCACAGATACACTTGTTGAAAAATTAAATATTGTTGCAAACACAGCTCCGCAAGTTATAGCTCATGCATCCGATGAATTAATGTTTGATTTTGAAACAGAAACAATTTATAAAAATGGCATTCCTTTTATGCAGAATCTAGCGATAGGAAGTCACTTTTTTAAGTTATTTGGTGGTACAACAGAAATATTAAATGTATCTCCGTTTGAAGCGGCAGATTGGACCGTATATGTTAGGCCAAGAACTTTTTAAAGGAGTGTTTAAATGTTATTGATATTAGATGAAAATAAAGAAATTGTAAAATCCATATCTGCTGACTCCACAAATGGAACTCATTATTTTAATGATTCACACACCGAGAAAGTTATAGATTTTGATTCAACTTATGAGTTTTCTGTTTCGACAGATGACGAAAGTTCAAAATATTTAACAGGTGGAAATTATGTGATGCTTCAAGACTTAGACGATGATTCATTGTTATTCAAAATTATTGAAGTGCAAGACATCAGAGATGACAATAGTTCGAAACCTCAAAAAAGAATCTTTTGCGAAAATGTTTTTATCTTTGATTTGAATAATGTAATTGTGACAGATCGCGCTTTTTCCAATAGTAATATTGGTCCCGCTTTAACATATGTGCTTGGCGGGAGTGGATGGATTCCTCAAGATACAGAAAATGTAGGGGCAGTTGCAAATTTGGAGTTCTCAGGATATATAACAGCTCAAGAAGCCCTACATCAAATTTGTACTGCTTTTGATTGCGAAGTTAAGTTTTATGTAAAAACATTTCAAGGGAGGATAGTTGGCTATTATTGTAAAGTCGCGAAACAGTTTGGGGATAATGAAGGTGTTCGAATTGAGAGCGGCACAGGCATTAAAGGAATAACGAGGAAAGTATTATTTACGAACATTAAGACTGCTCTTATACCTCTTGGCGCAACGCAAGCTGATGGGACACAATTAAACATTTCTTCTGTTAATGGAGGATTGAATTACATCTATAATGATGAAGCAAATGAGCAATACAACCCAAGCGGCACAGGTTACTTAATGACTAAGATTGTAAATGAAAATATAACAAATGCGGCAGCGTTGAAACAATGGGGTACTTTAGAACTTAGAAAGTTATCATCGCCATCATATCAATATGAAGCAAATATTTTAATGTTAGAACAAGTCTATGGTTTTGAAGCACATCGAATAAGAAAAGGCAGTTTTGTAAGAATTGTAGATTTAGAAATGAGTCCTCCAATTACAGTACAAGCAAGGGTTATTGAGTTAAATATTTGTTATAGCGATATGTCAAAAAGCACTTGTGTAGTTGGTGATTATATTGATATTAATTCGGCTACACCTGCGATTATAAATCAATTGAGGGAAAACGCGAAAGTATCAACAAATGCTAATAAAGTTGCGTCAATCGCAAGTAATAAGGCTGAAACAGCACAACAAATCGCTAGTAGTGCCGAAAGTGTAGCAAATGATGCAAATACAAATGCAACAGATGCAAAACAAGTAGCAAATGATGCTAAAGATTCCGCTGTCACAGCAATAGATACAGCTAATGACGCGTTAATGAAAGCTGGTGATAACAATAAGCCTTTTTATGGTGAGCTACCGCCAGCTATTCCAAAGATAAACGATACGTGGTTCAAGATAGATGAAGTGGAAAATACTATAACAGGTGTTTTTAAGTGGGATGGGGTAATTTGGAAAGAAATACCTCTGGATTATAACGCTTTAAAAGTCGGGGAGTTATCAGCGATTACTGCGAAATTAGGTGATGTAGAGAGCGGAAGTATCACAGGCGCTGAATTTATTCACAATATTAATTATCGTGATGATGAAGGCAATTTGTTCACTGGGACGGTCACGATGAATGACAATGGTTTTAATGCTGCTACAGTACTGCCAACTGGTGCCGGCTCTACTATTTTAAAAAGTGATGTTACAACACTTGGTGGTGTGAAAGTAGCACAGCAATTGATGGATCATAATATTTCTGGTGAACTCAAGGAAACAATGTTAAGAGGGGATTCACTAGATTTCACTAAAGATGGGCAAACAACTTTATCTGTAAATGCTGATTTATTTTACTCAATGCCGTGGCAAGATTTAATATTAAACTCTGGATATTCAACAGCAGAAGGGAATACTCCTCAATTTAGAATTATTTGCATCTTTGGTATCAGAATTGCCTTTTTCAGGGGGCAAGTGCAAAAATCAACCGCATGGACCTCTACAAATAACGCTTTTGCGTCTGTTCCTTTCGAAGTTCAAACAACAAAAACAGCGATGGCTTATGCACCGACAAACAAGTCTAGCGGCGGCCGAGTGCATGCATCATCTAGTAACGCGATGGGATTTATACCTGCGGACACTAGTATTACGTATTTCGCGTTAAATCAATTATTTTATATTTTAGATTGAAGCCAAATAAGGCTTATTTTTTATGTCAAAAACAGATGGGATGATGAAAATTGACACTGGGGAGTATTTCAATAGCAGGGATGAGTGTAGGCGAGTTAATAGGGTTAATCAGCTTAATCGCTGCGATTGTGGGTTTTGTGATTAGATGGGCATTAGTCGCACCTTTGCGTAATATGATTGATTCTCTGGATATAACTTTAAATAGTCTGAGAGAAGAAATGTCAGAAAGCAAAAAAGACCGCATCAGCTTAAGAGAGAAGCAAAACGATCATGATAAAGAAATCGCTTTATTGAAGCGGGAGGATAAAGCAATTTGGAAGTATATAGCGAAAAATGAGAAGGAGGAAAAATAATGAAAATTAACTGGAAAGTGAGAATGAAATCGAAAGTGTTCTGGGTGTCAGTTATCCCGCTAATTCTGGTACTAGTACAGCAAGTACTTGGGTGGTTCGGCGTAACAATTCCTGCCGACACAATCAACAAAGAAGCGCTAGATATGATTAACAGTGTATTCCTGTTATTAGGTGTGTTAGGTGTAGTAAATGACCCAACGACTCCTACCGCGAGCGATAGCGATTTAGTATTGAATAAAAATAAAAACGTAGAGGATGAAGTATAATGACAAGTTATTATTATAGTAGAAGTTTAGCAAATGTAAATAAATTAGCGGATAACACAAAAGCGGCGGCGAGAAAGTTGCTAGATTGGTCTGAAAGCAACGGCATTGAAGTATTAATCTACGAAACGATTAGGACAAAAGAGCAACAATCCGCTAATGTTGCGAGCGGTGCGTCTCAAACAATGCGCTCTTATCACCTGGTAGGACAGGCACTAGATTTCGTCATGGCGAAAGGTAAAACTGTTGATTGGGGTGCTTATCGTTCAGACAAAGGCAAAAAATTCGTGGCAAAAGCGAAGTCCCTTGGACTTGAATGGGGTGGTGATTGGTCTGGATTTGTAGACAATCCGCACCTTCAATTTAATTATAAAGGTTATGGAACTGATACTTTTGGAAAAGGAGCTAGTACTAGTAATTCTTCTAAACCAAGCGCAAACACAAACACGAACAGTCTGGGATTAGTTGATTACATGAATATGAATAAACTAGATTCTAGCTTTGCGAATCGTAAAAAACTAGCGACAAGTTACGGAATTAAAAATTACAGCGGAACAGCTTCACAAAACACGACTTTATTAGCTAAATTGAAAGCTGGGAAACCTCATACGCCTGCTAGTAATAACACTTACTACACCGAAAACCCCGGAAAAATCAAAACGTTGGTACAGTGCGACTTATACAATTCCGTAGACTTTACAGCAAGTCATAAAACAGGCGGGACATATCCTCCGGGGACTATTTTCACTATCGCCGGAATGGCGAAAACAAAGGGTGGAACACCTCGCTTAAAAACAAAAAGCGGTTATTTTCTAACTGCAAACAAGAAGTTTGTTAAGAAAATCTAGTTTGATGCCCTCGCTTTTGCGGGGGTGTTTTTGTAATGTGTTTATTGTACTCAATCATTCGCTATGATATTATTATAGTAAAAAAGCGGAGAAGGTACTTAAATGAATAGCACATATGATATGTTAGTAAAGAAAAGTATTGAAGCATTTTTGTTAGGCTTGGAAATATATAACAAACCTACAATAAGATATAGGGTAGAAGGTTTTAGTTTTTTTATTTGCAACTCATGGGAGCTTATGTTAAAAGCTAAATTAATAAACGATAAAGGTGAAAATAGTATATACTTCAAGGATAACCCGTCTAGAACTGTTTCTTTAGAATATAGCATTAAGGAGATATTTACAAATAAACATGATCCATTACGTTTGAATCTAGAAAAAATAGTCGAGTTAAGGAACGTGAGTACTCATTTTATTACTGAAGATTATGAAGTAATATATGCACCTTTATTTCAATCATGTGTTTTTAATTACATAGAGAAAATGAGTATGTTTCATAATATTGATGTAACAGAGTATATTACTCAAAGTTTTTTATCTCTAGTAATAAAAGAAGATGACTTAGACCCAGCTATTATAAGGTCTAAATATTCAAAAGAAACAGCTGATAAAATCTTAACAACGAAAAAAGCGATAGAGAAAATAGAGCTAGAGAATAATCCAGCTTTTTCCATAGACATTCAACATAATTTTTATATAACCAAGAAAATTAACGATGCAGATAGCACAGTGAGAATAGCAAAAGAGGGAGAAATTCCTGTTAAAATAATAAAGGAACAAAAAGACCCTAATAAAACACATCCTTATACACAAAAAAATTGTGTAAAAGAGATAAATAAAATATTGAGCAGAGAAAAAATTGACTTTGAACATTTTTCAGTATTTACTAAGGAAATTAGAAGTAACTTTAATACTGCTGATTTTCAGCTTTTTTTGAAGTTCTATTCTTTAAAGGCGCAAGAGAGATATTCTTATCGTCATGTTATAGGGGAGCACTCACAGTATACATATTCGAGAGCAATCATAGATTTTATCTTAACAGAGATAAAAAAGAATCCTCAAAAAACTATTGAACATTTAAAAAAGAAGACAAAAAAATAAAGATAACCTCTGGAGCAAAGGAATTCTCGATAATAAATTATCTTACTCCCATTCGGGAACCCAGCTTTATCCATCACAAGTTATCTTTTACACTTCAATTATAACAAACATGAATTGAAGTGTAAACTGAAAGAACTATATAATTTTAACACACCCTAACCTCACCGTTAGGGCTTTTTTTATGCAAAAAGCGCCAAGCATGTGCTTAGCGCTTATCCTTTTCGATAACAGGTTTAAAATACTTTTCTTCTGCTTCAAGTCGAGCTTTTATAGCATCTTCTTTTTTAGTGAATCTTCCTAAAAAATGATGGTTCCTTTTAAACGTGATAGAAGCTTCCCATTTTTTTCGACCTTCATTCCAGCGAACTCCTTTGATTCCGCTTTTGTTTCTAGTTGAAATTTTCCGTGTTAAAGCTGATTTCAATGTACCGTCGACACTATCAACTTCGAGTTTTCGCGCAAGTGCTTTTTTCTTAACTTCATCCGAGTGTAGATTATTTTTTGCATATTTATTCCCATTTTCTTTCGCTAAGCACCCGCATGATTTCACATAACCTCTTTTGAGTTGCTGAGCTAATACTTCTTTTTCATTACCGCACTCGCATACGCACTTCCAAACCGCATTTCCATTTTCAGAACGAACAAACTCTTTCGCAGTCAATCTCCCAAAAACTTGTCCAGCTAAGTCGGTAATATGATTATTCATTGTATTGCCTCAACAATCATATAATCAGTTGAATCATCTAAATAAGCAGTAAAATGTTCTGTAGCGTTCACAGACTCAGCGAGTTTAGTTATATCGTCATCGTTCATATCCAGTTTAATCTTTTCGCCGTCAAGTAATTCCGTGCTGATTTCATCCGTGTTATAGCCATATTTTTCGAATACTGTTGTTAACTCTTTTAAAATCTCATCATTATTTATTTCTTCTTCAATTTCGTAAAATTCGTCTAGCATTTCGCCCGCTGTAAAGCCGAAAACTTCCGCTGTCAGTCGTACATTTTTTGCAGACATTTGATCCACTGTTTTTTTGTCTGCCATCCTTATTGTTTGATGCGCTAAACCTGTCGCGTTTCCTAATTGATAAATTGTCCAGTTTTTAGTTTCTAAGTATCGCTTGATAAATCCAGCCATTTTTATCTTTCCTCCTCTATGTATCTAAAAATCACAGTGTAATATCCCATTTCTTCGTTGTCGCTAGCGTCTTCACCGTACACAACTTCCAACTTAGTTCCCGCGGGTAACAATACTTCTTTTTCATCTTCGCAATCTTCAGCACCTAGTGCAATTACTTCATTTTCATTGTCATAATCAACAACGTGGCAAGGTACTTCATTTTCAATTTCAAAATTATATTCAACAGGACAATCATTACATACTGTAAAAGCACCACCGTCTGTCCAACTTTCGTGCTTTTCTAATGTAATAATTTGCCCTTCTTCAAATCCTAATTCCCAGTTTGTTTGAATCGAGCGTCCAAGTCCTGCGATTTTTGCATTTATATCTTTCGCAATTTCGTTTCTGTCTATTGTTTGCAT